ACCACCGCCAATAGTTCATACTATGTTAAAGCGGATTGATTTAAAGAATTTGCCTCGGGTGTTGGAGGTTCCCTACGAACGTATTAACTTTGCAGAGGTGTGGAAGCAGGATAAAGAGGGAGAAATCCCTTCTCTTAAGACAATGATATTGCGGGAGTATAGTGCCTATAGCATGGCCTTTGGGATGGAACAAGGTAAGCCGCACGTAGTTTCTTCCCAAGCTGATCTTTACCCCTACAAGCTAGGGAATATTTTACTCGGTTATAATCGACATACACAGAAATGCATAGATAGGGCGAAAGATCCGTTGACTTACATCAAACCAGCTATGGATATGATGTATGATAAAATGGGCATACATGAGTTTGGAAAAGAATATTCTTCCATCGACTTTGGCAAGTTAAAAGCAACGTATATGGGCTCATCCAGTGGAATACATCCTGGGCGTCCAGAACGACATGAGTTAGAGGGTGGGGTTCCTCTGGTCATCTCTGCCCAAGGAAAGAAGGCGGAGAATTTCGAGGGAGACTTAGAAAAACTTCTCAAATTTCTTGAGTGCGGTGAGGAGTTTGAGGTTATGTTTTCCAGCACAGCCAAAAACGAGCATAAATATGATAAGACAAAGAATCATTCCTCGCCCGAGTTTATACAGTTTTGTCAGAAAGGACGAGTGTTTGTAATCCCAACATCCACCTTCATAATTGCGGAGAAGTTAGTATCCACTTTGAGAATGGAAAAAGAACGAGGAAAAGTTATACGGATAGGCCAGAAATGGTCATATGGTGGCGCTTACGCCTTATCTCGAGCTCTGGGGATTAATATTGCTAATGAGTGGATGAAGATACTCGTGGAAGGGGATGTTAAGAATTTTGATCAAACAGTTCAGGCTATTTTCGTTCGTCTTTATATGAGTACTATGTTAATGCACGAAGATCCAAATAGCCCTGATTACGAGATGAAGAAGAAACTGTGTGAGTTTATAGCTACACGACTAGTGACTCGTCTGACGCGGCTGTATGGAGATCTGTGGGTCCTCCAGAAAGGGGGGGTTCCTTCTGGAAGTTTTAATACCTCACACTTGGACTCGTGGACGATGGGTCTCTATTACTTTTTGTTTGGATGCTGGCAGATTGCGACCTGTCCGGAGGAAGATAAAGAAGAGCTGGAGTTGTTAGTTCTTAATAGCTTTATAGTTATATATGGGGATGATCACGTTTATAACAAGGGAAATACTCGAGTCTCGCACTATTTGAGTGGACATGCTTTCGCCTCTTTTCTAAAAAACTACTTCGATGTCGATCTCCGGGATATTCAGGATGGGGTGAGTTTTCTGACTCAAACACATAAAGGGCGTATAGTCAGTCGCGGTTCTTGCTTTCTTCGTCACTTTAATGTGCTTAATCCAGATACCGGTCCAGGGCAGTCTCGTTATATTCCCTTCAGGGAAACATTTGAATACGTAGTACGGTGTGTATGGGGAAGGGAGAGTAAACAACGAGATCTTTTTGATGTTTTGTTGTCTACCATTGGACATGCTTATGGTACGTATGGCTCTAATTACGAGGCTTACCTTATTCTTCAGCTCCTCAATGAAGAGTTGATGGAGGAGCTTAAGATAAAAGATTCGGAATCGCTTCGTTGTGCTATGTCTCGCTTTACGGATGATGATATACGTAAGTACCGTCAGATGAGCTTGTCCGTTGATGACTTGGTTCGGGGTTTCCCAACCTGGCAAGAGATCATAAAGAGAAATGTTTGGATGGAAAAGGAACATGATTTCCAGGGCAAGAATTTCGAACATGATTTTAACGATTACTCTTTCGATTTATAAT